GAAATAATGTAATCATAAATATTCATCACGACTGTCCTCCATGTCGTGGAAATGAATGTCCTAGTTACGGTGGAAATGGAAATATAGTATTGGAACTTGAAGGTGGTACCTGTGATTATTTAGGTATCGAAGCTGGTGATACTATTGAGTACTTATTTTGATTCGGCAATCTTTTCTTTAAGTTTCTTTTCAAACTCATTTGCAATCATCTTCGTAAACTTAACTGAAGGTGAGTCATCTTTTTCAGAATCATATCTGTATTGTCCTTGAGGTGGTCTTTTACCTCTACCTAAATAATTTAAACCTGAAATGTTTGTGATACATTTGTGTCCACCTGAATTTGATTGAATTAAATCCCAAGCGTTAATCCCAATTTTATCTAACATCTCTTTGTGTTCTTCAGTTAAATCTTTGAATGGTGTTTCCATCATATCGTGAATGTGGTTCAATACTTTTTCACCACCTTCCATAGTTGTAAACTTATCCCCATACAACGCTTCGAAATCTTTGAATGTGAACCCAATACTTTCAGGACCAACAGAGGTTTCACTTACCCATTTAATAGTTGATAAAGGAATTGTTCTTTGTTTTAATTGGTCTTCCCATTTACCCACAACTTCTTGAGCTATTTCACCCAAGTTAACACCTTTTAACTCTCTTTCTTTTTTGAATGGGTTACAAGATGCTTGAACTAATCCCATTGGCCAAGCCATGATAAGAAAATCGGCATCAGGATTGTTTCTAAATGGTGTATATCTATCATAAGAACCAGGTTTGAACATACTACCACCACCATATTGGAAAATGATACTATCACTGACTCTTGGATAATTCTTCATACTTTCTTTATATCCCTCAGCGTTTTTCTGCATTTCTTCAGGAGTTGCCGCGTTTGTTCTTTTCATCCAATCTTTAATATTATTTAAGATAGACATTAAAGAAGGTTCTGAATCCATCACTAAAGATTCTAAAAACCCTGGTTTGTTTTTAAACGCCAACAATAACTTGTTAATAACCAAACCTAATAACATTTTGTTTTTTTGGAGTGGTTTGTCTTTATCTAAACGATAAATGTAATTAACCACCTCATCAGGTGTAATGTCATGTTTAGCATAATCGGCAGAATCAACAGTATTGATTAATAAGATATCTGAAGATGGGAATAAATCTTTTGGAGAAACTACTTGAGAAATAGTTTCGACATTTGAACGTGCACCTCTAAATTGTTTTGAAGTTCCTTTTTCCACACCAACTTGTTTGTCGTGGTGGTCAGTATGAATTACGAACATTGGCTTACCGTGAGCAAAGTCCACAAGAACTGGCATCACGTCTCCCTGTGCATCGTTCTTTTTAACTGAGAATTCTTTGTCACCGTATTGGATTATGTGAGCACCTACTACATCAATACCATTGTCTTCAAGGTACCTTTTCATCGCGATTGCAGTCGTCACTCCATCCAAATCTTGGTGGAAGTATATTTCCGCCTTTGGGTATCTTTTAGCCAAGGCATTAATATCTCTTAATCCTGTCTCTTTGAGTATTTTTTTCATCCTTAATCGAGTCCAAGCCAGTGAGCACCTTTATCAAAGATATCACCGTAATCAGAAACACATTGTTTGAACATTTCTTTATCCTTATTTGGCATCTTTCTCATTGTATCTTCTCCCCAAACTCCGTCAGCAGGATATACACCAATTTTGGATTGATAATTATGTATTGCCTGAGCACTTTTAGAATTTGGATAATTACCAATACTACCATCAATTTTTAATGATTGACCTGAGTCATCTTTAATCCCTCTTTTATTAAGGAAACATTGAATACCCCTTTTATAATCACCTTCTTCTTGTTCGGCAATAACTCGTTTAACGATTCTTGTTAAATCTGATTCCGTTAATTTTATAACTTTTTTTCCCATATTATGATTTTAATGTTAATAAATATTTTAATTGATTGATGTCTCCCAACATCTCGTCTCTTAAGTTTAATAAATCTGTATCGTATCTTGGATTTAATTGGTCTGTCATATCCACTAAAAATTCTGTAATGCCGTCCAAGAAGTTTTGAACACTAATTGATTTAATGTCTTGGAACATCAACGAAAACTCTGACTCAAATTCAGGTCTACCGTATTTTCCCATCATACACTCAACAAACTTATCAATAAGGTCACCTAATGAATCGTATACTCCACCGTAGGCTCTATGTTTAGCATCACCAAATGTTTGCCAATGTAAAAATTTAAATTGTAATTGTAATTGTACTAATTTAAGTGTTAATTCTTCTTTCATATTTTTTTGATTATAGTGCTAACATTGCCGCATTTTTTAATTGCCCTCCAAATATATCTGACATGAACCCTTGAATCGGGTCTGATTGTGATGATGAACTTGGCATATCCATACTTGAACTACCTGAACTTGATTGTGATGGTGTATCACCTTGATATTGAGCGTTACCAAAATCCGCCTCAGCGTTTCTTATACCTTGAGGTGTTCTTGCATATTCCGCCATTTTATTTTGAATATTTGCTTGTCCCATTTTTTTAGATAGTTCTTCAGGTCCCACAAAATTTCCAACATTAATATAATCTAAGAAACCTAACCAAAATTTAGTTCTTCTCATTAGTATTCTCATTTCTCTGTTACCGAATAGTCTTGGTGCCCCACCAAGAAAGATTTTAGCCATTGGTCCTTTTTTAGTTAAACCTGTCATTATCTTTTCATTCTTTAACATAGATTGTAAGGCTTTAATATTTTCTGCGGGTTTTGCAGCATGTCCAATATACTTTGATAGATTTCCAACATTTTTTTGGAATTTAAGACTTTTAGCTCCAGCGTTTTCAAGTAATTTCAAATAATCCAATATAGTATTTTTAAAACCTTTTAATAATCCTCCTGGCATTTTTTCAATATATGACGCGGCCTTTGGTGCCCATGATTTAGCACTTTGTAAAAATCTACCAACCATACCAGGTTTTTCCGCCAATTTGGCCAAAGCAACACTAGCTTCGGCAGTTTTACCTGCTTTAGCTAATTTCATAGCCGCAGATAATCCTTTAGTTGCTCCGCCACCAATTTTTAAGGAACCCATAAGAGTTTTTCCAACCGCATCACCAGCATATGGTATTGCAGATATTAAACTTAATAAACCAAAAAGATGGTCTCCTTGTGAAAAATAAGATATTCCATTAATGATATCAATTGTAGGTGTAGGGTCAACAATACCTAAAATATCTCCAACAGTATTATACCACTCCGCTTCTTGAAGTAATTCAGTTCCTTGTGATTTTTGTTCTTTCACAATCAACTCAAGTTGTTTTTCGGTTATTATTATTGACGCCATTAAAAATGATTTATTAATAAATATCCATAAAACAAAAAAAAGGGTTGTTAAACCCTTTTATTTAAATTCCATTTCCATTTGTTTATTTTGGTCGACAAAATGTTGAACTCGTTCTTTCGCAACTTTACTGTAGTTTTCACTCAATTCAATTCCAATCCATCGTCTTCCACTAATCTCAGCAGCAACCAAACTAGTTCCGCTACCAGCAAAAGGGTCAAGAACGACATCATTCTTATAGGTAAGAATCTTAATCGCTTTCATTGGGATATCCATTGAAAAGGTTGCCTTAGTTTGTTGTTTGGTGTCCGCAAAGTATTCCCACTGACCATAAACCAAAGACATAAATTCTTTCTTATCTTCATCTTGATATACTGCTTTGGTTTTTACGGTACCATCCTCCTGTTCCATGTCAACCATGTCGGCCTTCCATTGTGGTTCACCTTTAATTTTCTTAATCCTGTCTTTCTTATAAGCCAAGATAACACACTCTTTTGGATTGTAGATGTAAGGACTTGAAGGACTCATCCAAGAACCCCAAGCCGTGGTCTTACTTCTGTGTGGTGAATTCTCATCAAGGTCAACAAGACCATAGAACTTAAATCCAACCTGTTTCATGATAGCCCAAAACTCTGACATGAACAATACTCGTCCACCTCTATCCTGTACGTTCACTTCGTATGGGATGTTTACGGCAATCCTACCATCATCTTTCAATGTGTTGTACGCTTCTGTTAACCATTGTCTTGTGAAGTCCCAATAGTCCTCCATGCACATCCTGTCGTCATGACTATCATAGTCGGTTCCAACATTATATGGTGGTGATGTCACAACCAAATCAACACACCCCTCAGGTAATGTTCTCATTACCTCAATACAATCTCCTTGTAATATTTTTCCTGTTTCTATCATTTCATTTAAATTAATTTAGTTATCAATTGAGCCAATTTATATCCTGTGAATGCTCCTATTGCAGCAGAACCAGGTAAGACTATAAATTTACCCAACATTGTTTCATATTTTTTTCTATTAACTATATAAGAAATTAATATATAATAGATAATATAATTCACTAAAACTAAAAAGTCCAGTTCTTTTGACGCAAATACAACAATAGAGTTTCCAAGAAATCCCCACATAAAATTAATAACTGTCTCACGTATTAATTCATTTGGTGTGGTAATCGCATCAAACACACTTATTTCTTTATTAAGACCTGTTTTTTTCAATGGTTTCGATGTGGTGTTGTAAGTACCAGAGCGCCTTTCTGAGGTCTTCAAGTTCTTTGTCTTTTCCTTTTTTTCCTGCACGACTTATATATTTTACTGTGTTTCCTAAACTAAACCCTAATTCCCAAGCGTCAATTACTTTGATCGCCTCGTAAGGATTATTTTCACCTCCGTAATGTTTTGGGTGGTTTACTTGTTCTATTTTAATTGGTGGACACTGACAAGGTCCGGTACCACCACATATACATTCTTTATCCATTATTCCTCTCTATATTCTTTTAATAATTCTTCATTAGATATTGTTCCGTATTTTACGGTAAGACCATCCATATCAACAAATGAGGTCATCATATGTTTTGTTTCATATATTTGTTGTGTAACATCAAGTGATTTAACAATTTCACGAATAATCTTGTATGGATCCGCATTTGATCCAGGTCTACGATCTTCAACATATCCTTTCCATTCTTTTGCGGTGTCCTGAGGAACTCTAATTGATGCTCCACGATCAGATACTCCCCAACTGAATTTATCCATCGCCTGAGTTTCATATTCACCTGTCAATCGTAAGTGATTGTTTGATCCGTAAGCTTTGATATGA